ATTACTGGATGTGGGATACTGACAACAAGGTCTTAGCTTTGTATCAGTATGCACAAGTCCATGCGCCCATGGTGCAAGACAGAGTTTATCGAACTTCATTTAACGAAAACCGGAGTATCACCTACGTAGTCTTTCCAGTCGGTATACACTTGGCGTGTTAGTAACTCATTGAGTGGGTGACACCACACTCCAGTATTAGTATCGCCCCAAGTGTTATCATCAATTTTAACTGTGGCATGATAATTATATAACTTAATGTAAGGAATCTTAACACTGATCATGGGAATGAAAGTTTTGTATTCACACCACGATTCTTCGTGAATTTCTTTACAATATTGTACGTCGAAGTCTAGTGTAACAAAATAGTCTTTAATTAGCAAGGGTTTAATCATTTCGTCCCACGATACCCAATCATATGGATTGGCGGGATGAAAGCTTTGGCTAGTGCCAAAATAAATGTGTCGAATACTGTGTTCTTCTGCTAGTCTGATAATTTCGTCTGCGGGTTTAATACCTACTACAAACAAGGTCTTTTCACCCTTCATAGTAGTATTTTCTACTTCTGTACCAACAAAATAATCTACTTGTTGCCGTGCATCTGTATTAAGAGCCATTGTTTTTCCAATAAATGTAGCCTCTGCTGTACCCAGCGGGCCGGTTGTTGCTGTCGCTGAACGCTTGTTGCCATTCAGTGTCTCTATTATAGCCTTTTGTCCAAAACTTGTCAATATTGATATCACCGCTGGTAATCCAATATTCGGCCTGTTTCATACAGTCGTGGAATTTGTTTGTTCTTGGACTGGGAAACATCATTGTACAAGCTTTCCAAAGCAATGTACCAAAATCAGTTGATACTTGCTTCTGAGAACCAAATACTACCAATGCTTCGTTGTTTATTATGGGGCAATCAAACACATATGTACTGCTGCTCAAATCTATAACAACATCATATGTACCAGAATAGTCATCGCTTAACGTATCCTGCCACAGTTCTTTATTTGATTTGCCTACCACTGTGATTTCAAAGTCTAAATGATTTAACTTAATAGTATTGTAAGCAATCCAAGCAAGAAAGCCACTGCCAAGTATTAGTAGTCGTCGTCCTGGGCCTGCTCGTTCAGCAATTTCGCGTAAGGGTTGATGAACAATGTTAATGCCACAAGCCACTGGCTCCAGTATATATCTAGGATGAGCCTCGGGAACAACAACATATTCTCTGTCCCTGACGTTGTAAACATCGGCGTAGGCCGGTTCTCCGCGTGTTGCAACATAGTCTCCGAATTTGACATCTTTTACATTTGCTCCTATACCAATTACTTGTCCTAGCCCTTCGTGTCCCTGCATATGAAGTGGCAACGGACCGAAGTTGCCTAGCATCATATCTATGTCACTGCGACATACGCCAGTCATAACTGAACGTACACAAATTTCGTCGAATGCCAACGGCGATATATCAAATTCAGTTTCAATGAATTCACCGTTGCCAGTGGTTTGTAGTATGCGATTCATAAATTAATCTTTCTATGAATCCAACAATCGATTTCAAATTGCTCTTTCCAAAAGTTGTTATTATTTAGATTATTAACAGCATCTGAAATCATATTTTTATAAGCACTTTCAGGACATAACCCCAAAGGCACAACATAATCATCGAAATAAATTGCAATATCGTCGTGACTGTTATTGCGCCAGTTTGCTCGGATGACCCATTTATGATCACTGACGTAACCTTCAAGCTCAACCCTGTCGTCCACATCGTATGTACCGCTCATGTCAACATCGCCATAATCGCTGTCTTTAAGATCATCTAATGTCCACTTTTGCCATACTTGTTTATAAACCCAGCTAGTGTTTTTATAGTTAGGTTCTAACGCGATGAATAAACTTAATAGATGAGGCAGTAAGTCTCTGCTTACACCGCCGTAGGCCAATGATTTGGTAGTAAACCAGCTACCTGGTTTGGGCACACGATTTTTATTAATCCAATTTAAATTAATGTTTTTAGAACTAACATAGTGCGCTTGCATCTCATTTAAGTTGTCACGCCACATGTTGTTCTTGACCATCATAAAACGTGTTTTAGGATAGTCTTTAATTAATTGTTTCCAGGATTCTTCAGTGGCAGCTCCAGGTTTTTCGATGAATACAATTTTACTACAAGCCGCAATTTTTCTGGCAATATTGACGTGTGTAAAATTTGGAGTACAAATATGTACTGTATCAAATTGGCCGTGAATTCGAAGAGCACTGTCGACATCTTTGTGTTGTGCTTTAGATATATCTAAATCAACAGTGACGACAGTGTGGCCAAGTTTTTTTAGCACCGACTCATAGAGTTGGCCGATGCCCATGCCTACAATTAAACTTTTCATTGTTACATTATAACAGACTTATCGATCATCGTCAAAGTTAACGGTGTCATGATCGTGTTCCCACTGTAACCGTTCTAGTCGTCGAATTTCGTCTCTAAATGCAAGTTTTTGTTTTTTCCATTCTTGCACTGTTTGATTTTCGGTGCCTGGATGATCACGTTCGTGTGCAGTGATACGCTCATCCAATACACGATGAGATTCTGTTAAATGTTTAATGCGTTCTTTATACATTGTCGGCCTCCAATTCGTCTAATTTAGATTCGTCTAATCCACTGTCGTCGCGATGATATAAATCTAAGTCTTCCATTTCAAATAAAGTATTAAACATAGTCCCGGCATTAACAGTTTTCTTACCCACTGCTCCTCGAGTTCCCACAATGTTCATCCAATATTTGTTGTAATGTTCAATAAGACTTTCCGCTTTACCTTTATCACTGGTAGCAAATATATCATTGACAATATCCCTAAAAAAGTTACGATCATACTGTCTGAAATTCTTTTTGTCGGCAGTGCTTGATACTAACATTTCGGGATAATTTCCTGCATCGTATTGTCGATTAGCTTCCTGAACTGCATGTATGTGTGTCCACACATTATGTCCCATTTGCAACGTGTAACTAAAGCTATCCCAGGATGTACGACCTTCTTTACCAATTTTATTTAAGTCTCCGGGTTTGTAAATACAAACGTCTTTGATAGTCATACGTTCACTGTAAGGACTTTCTAAGAAAGTATCCATGATGCCATCTTGCAAGATGGCATCTCGGAATGATCGAGTATCAGTGGAGTATTTTTTATTATCCACACTGGCTTGCATATGGTAACTCCACTTGCTACGGTCCTCTGTGGTTACATTGTAGTAAATTTGACCGTTAGCAGTTGCAAGGAAAGGACTTGCACAATCAAAGCTAATAGTAAAGTTTTCATTATGATATTTACGAATGGCTCTTTGTACGTCAGTTAACAAAGTGGCCCATTCTAATTTACTTGTGCCCAGAAAGTGCATCCAATCGTGCAGTCCCGGTTCAAGTAGACCGTCAAATCGTAGAGCAACTAGCCTGCGTAACAGCAAATGCACATCGCACATATTTTGACCACCCATGGCCCAACCTTCAAATGGTTGACTGTACTGTTTTGGGTCGCAATACTTTTTCATACGATCATACCAGTCGTCTGCTTCAGTATGATTTTCGCCTTGTAGAACGTTTAAGAACTTACAGCGTCCGGTACGATTCTTCATGAAATAATCGTTATTGATATATGTACCTTGTACTGCCTCAATGTAAGTGTTGATTCCTGTAGCCTTTTGTCCAGCTGGACTCCGTGCAACCCAAGCAGGAATATCAAGAATCATGCCTCGATCCATATAAGCGTCCATCCAAGATAAAACTTGTTCACGCTTTTTTTGTGCTTTGGGACAAGCAGGATTTTTCCAATCGCCTTCCCATACACCTTTGCCAATTTGGAATCCGCCGCTGTCTCCGAGAATGAATGTATTAGGGTCGCGATTACGAACCATGTCATCTCTGCCCGGTGGCTTGTTAACGTCTAAGTCTGCGTGTCCTGCGGAATATAAACTCCACTTATAGGTAAAGTAACCTTGCTGGCTGTTTAACCAGTTCATACCTTCGATGCCATTTTCAAACTTTGCAGGCACACGAGCAGGGTCTATGTAGTTGGGATCAAGTCTTTGTTTACTAACATCCCTACTATAAAAACTGCTTAGAGCAGGCAAAAAGACTGCATAGTCTTTTTGTTTACTAGTTAAATCGTCGTAGGTCGCCATTACTTGGTCTGTGCTGGTAGAATATAGTTGTACTCTGCAATACCGCTGTCTACAGTGATCATTGCCGCACCTTCGTCACTGATTTTAAAAGTCTTGTCACCGGGCAAGCTAAGAATGCTGATGACCACTGCAACAGGCCATGCCCACGCTTTAGATAATTTGCCGCTGACCCCAGACTGGAAAACAAAATTACCTGCGTGACTGCTGTGGTCACCGAAGTAAAATTTTAAGTCACTGTTTTCTGTTTTAGCAATGAAATTGTTTTCTTCGCTGTTTGCACTGGCTTGAAATTTAAGACGTTGAATACTGGCTGCACTGGGAACGATGTCGATGTTCCATGCAACTTGCTTCATACGAACAGTTTTAAGTTTATCATTGACAATTTCAGCGCTCATAAAACGATAGTCGTTTTTGAAGTCTCCCGACTTATTCTCAAAATGAACACCCACTGGAACAGCTTCTCCGTTTTTATCTTGAGTGCTGACAGTGATAACTGCATTTTCTTTATACTCTGGAATATTAAGCACAGTGTTTAACTTGCCCAAATTTGGCATTCCAAAAGTACCAACAAATTCTGCAATTGGTCCTTTAAATTTAGCTTGTAGAATAACACTGCGATTTTCTGCAATTGCTTCTAGTATGGTTTCATTTTCTGTGCCTACAATCTTAACTAGGTCAATAACTCCCAGTCCATGAGTATGTTGCACGATGTCTAATAGGTGGTCTTTCATATGTTCTCCAATAATGTGTTAGTGTATATAAGTTATTTAGAAAAATCAAGTTCTACGGTGAATAATTTCACCCATGGACTGTCCGGCTTTTACCGTTTTAAGTTCGCCAGGTTTTTTAATTTTAATCCAATGGACCCCTGACAATGAATCATTGGTGTCTAGCAGTTCGAAATTCGATTCCTGGCAAGAATTGATTAATAATTTTTTAGGCATCCAACTCTTAAAACCAGTTTCAGCATAAACAGCCGCATTACTAAATTCACAATTATTATAGCTAAACATCATTACGCCGCCCGGGCGCAATAAATTAAAGCATTGTTCTAAATATAATTTAGTTTTATCTAATGGAAAAAAGTCAAAGACCTGCCATGCAAATATAAAACTAAATTGATTTTGGGGAAGCATACTTAAATCGTTTTTAGGAAGTCCATCCCAGCCCGCAAGGTATGTTCTTAATCTTCTTTGATATTCTATAGGAAACTTAGATTTTGTGGATTCTATAAATTCTGGATGAATATCCACAATGTACAAAGGGTCCCCTGCTACCATATATTCAGTCCATTGCCCATCTCCAGGTCCAATTTCTAAAGCCGGGTATTTAGAGTTAGTGTGATTTCTTATGTTTGTTATTACAGTTTGTTTAACATCGTCGTCACAAATTACAGTTCTGTATTGTCTTTCATTATGTACATCAGTTTCGCTAGCAAATTCTACTCCATTTATTAGATAGCCTTCTTTGTAAAATTCTTTAACTTGTTCTTGGATTAACTTTTCAACATACTGTATCAAGTTAGTTATTAATTCGTCTGTTTTTGTAATATGCGAACCTAGCTGAGTCAATTGGCCAGCAAGGTTGTTTTTTATGTCTCCGAATACAAAAGAACTTAACATGTTATCTACATATATTGATGTTTCTTTAAATTTAGATTCAATGAAAGCTGAAAAAGTTGGAGATTGAAACTCCAATAGCTGTTCTTTTATTCTTACTAGTTCGCTTATTTTCATTTTAAAAAGTCTGATTATTAATCAGAAAAACTAAACAATGTATCAAATGTACTATTGATGTCTGTGTTTTCTGAAATTTCCCAATTCAATACACCTAACAAATTTTCTACTTTTTGATCCACAATACCTGCCTCCATTAGACTATCGTCGAAAGGCAAGTCTTTAAACCATTGAGGAATGTGTGTTTCATCTGTAGGATAAGCCACGCTGGTATATCCCAGTGGATTATTTTTGACTTTGCACACAATAACTTTCATACCGTCTACGATTTGCATACTGTAGTTGTCACTGTGCATACGACGCAGATTATTCCAATTCATAGCCGCCCGTACATGCCCAGGCATGTTTGCTTTACCTTGCTTGGTTTCTTCGGCAGTATACTTGGTTAAGTTATTAACTCGTTTAGGAGTTCCTTTTTCCCAAGCTGGACGTTCTTGAAACTTAATTTTAAATTCTTTTACTTTTTCAATAATAGATTCGCGTTCGGCACCTGTAAGCACATCTAATAAAATTTCACTTAAAAAGTCTTGCACTACTTTTGGAGTGTCGCTTCTTTTTAAGTCCAAGCCCATGGCCTTTACCTTGCCTTCTGCGCCTTTGACGTCCAACCGTTTGCCTTCTTTATCATAGATAAGAACAGCATATCGTTTTTTCTTAATAAACAGACCAGAAATAGCTACCAGCTCTCGGCCACCTTTAATAATGGATCCATTTTGTCGAGGGCAATGAAATGCTTTTTCCATGAAACCAGGAAAGCTTTGATTAACTTGTTCTCCGATACTGTCGTACAATTGAACAGCAATGTCTTTGTTCCATTCCATCCGACCAGCTTCGACATCTGCTTGCACAGCCGGCCACGCACTGAAGTAAACAGAATCAGTGTCACCGTAGATAATAGAATCTCCCACATGATCGTACTTGCCAAATATACATTCGTTGACAAAACTGTCCATGTGTTTGGCAATAGCTCGTCCAGTTAACGTAGTACTTTGACCAATTCTATTATCGAAGAATCTGCATCCAGGATTAAGAATAGCACCATACAAACTGTTTAGATTAATTTTCTTAACCAGCTGTCGTTTATCCCAATACTCTTGATCTTCGGGCGTAGTGGATTCTTTAAGTTTGGCCTGCATTTGTTTACGTTCAGCATACCATCTTTCTAGTAGACCTGGAATAATACCTTTGTGCTCACTAGTAAAAATAGTGCCATTGGCACTCAATATCCAAGGCTTATTACTGTCAAATATAATACGCCATACATCAGCAGCACTGCATACATCACTGGTGCCATCTGCCTCCCAGTCGATGGTAATCTCTACTCCAGGATCGCCCTTCATTACTGCTTCATATTCTAAACTACCAAACAAGCCTTCCCATGCGGCCGCAAAGCTGTCTCCTCCATCCATTTTTTCTTTAATATAACGATCTGTCATCACAGGACGTAACTGTCCTACGATTGTTTCTGGCCCCATGTTAAGAGATCGAATGGCTGAGGGATAGAGACTGTTGATGTCAATGGCTCCGATGTATTTGTGCATACCGACTTTGGGATAAGCAACATAGGCACCTGCCGCTTGGGTGTCTCCATCTTCTTCTCTGCCCTTCCTGTTAGGAACGACCAATCCTTGACTGTGTGCTTCATTGATAATTGCCTGTTCTGTAGTTGCAACTGCGCCCATTGTTGTCTGCAATAACACCGTGTTATCGTGAGCAATGGTATTAGCTAAATCCAAGAAACGTAGCTTCTTGTCTAGTTTGGCAAGCAAGCGAGTATCTTGCCTGTTGTATTTTAAAAATGTTTCAAAGTCTTTATTATATAATTGATCCAATGTGCCTTCATAGGCAGTTTTACGCTCTTCTAACTCATATTCTCCAATAGCATCTAAACTATAGCTATGGCGTTCTTCATAGGTGTACTTTCGATACAACTGCATATAGTCCAAATGAACTCTTCCGATTAAATCGAAAGTAATATTAGTAGCACCGAATCGATCAAACTCCCTTTGCTTGGGAAATTGTCCCCACAGACAAAGTCTCCTTGTGTCGTCTTTGCTTAAAACACGAGTAATACGGCCAACAGTGTATGGAATGTCATAGCCTTCGCTGTTCCACCCACTTAAGATGTCTGCGTCGTCGATGAGATTAAGAAATGTGTCTAACATATCTTCTTCTCTGTCGAAGATATAACAGTCACTGAATTTAGCACAAATTTCTTCCGCAGTTTCCCAACTCATTGACTTTGGGGGAATAGCCAACGTTACTAGTTTATCCAGCCAATCCAAATAGATACTAATAGCAGTGATTTTATTAAACGGATCGGACACTGGACTAAATCCCCGCTGGGGATCAAAGTCAACTTCAATGTCGAAGAATGCTGTTTGCAACTTAGGAGGTTCAGCACCGAGATAGTTTTCTTCAAGGCATCTGAACACAGGTTTGAAATCGCTTTCCCATAGTCTTTTGCCATTCTGCATCCGTAACTCTTTTTGAAATTCCTTGCCATTACGGGTAGCAAATCTGGTCACAGGAGTCCCATAAATAGTTTTATGTTTACCCCTAGGGTCGTCATAATAGAATATGTAGTTAACTGGATATTCTTTATATTCTCGAATACCATTCACCCGTTCTACCACGTGAATACGATCTTTTTGTTTATCAAATAATGCGTCTACGTAGCTCATCTAATTCTTTAAATTTTAAGTAATTCTTTTTCTTTGGTATTAACCAAATGATCAATCTCTACAATAAATCGATCTGTTAATTTTTGTACATGAGCTTGGCCCTGTTTTTCTTGATCTTCAGTGATTTCCTTGGCCTTAGATAATTTTTTTAATTGCTCATTGGCATCACGTCTGTGATTACGAATAGCTATTTTAGCATCTTCTCCATTGGATTTAACAATTTTTATCATTTCATTTCGCCGTTCTTCTGATAATGCCGGCAACGGCACAAGAATAACTGTGCCTTTGTTTAACGGATTAAGTCCTAGATTGGATTCTCTGATAGCCTTTTCTACAGGTACTAGCATAGTTTTTTCCCAGGGAGTAACCGAAATGGTTCTGGCATCAACCAATGTTAAGCTAGCCACTTGACTAATAAGAGTAGGGTTACCGTAGTAATCTACTAGGAGATGTTCTAATAGACTAGTACTGGCTCTTCCTGTACGGACCTTACTAATTGTTGATTTGAATGAATCAATACCTTTGGACATCTTAGATTCAGTTTGTGATTTAATATCATTGTAGCTCAATTTGTGATCATCCTTATTAGTCCAACAGTATCTATGGTAGTTAGCAAGATGTAGTTAGCCAGCATACCAAACGACTTCCTAGTGTAAGCAGCCCAAGCATACATAGAGCAGCCAAGAATCCAAATAGGATACAACGCAAGTAAAGGGGGATTCGGGACTGTGGCTGCCATAGTAATAGAACACCCAATACTAATAGACCAAGCAAGCAACTCAACAGTAAAACGGAAGCGATTACTACGCCAGTCATCACGAATCCATGCAAAGGTATTATACAACAAATCGTTCAAAGAGTCTTGCCCACTGTTTCCAAAATAGTATTAAGTTCGTCGTGATCTCGATTAGTTTCGCCTAGTTTAGCTTTGTGTGCAATTTTAACGGCTTTTTTTAATGTAGCAGGTTTAATCTCTAATTCTTCTGCAATAGCTTTGATAGTTTCGTTTAGACCGGTATTCAAGTCTTCAATTTCTTGAAGAACAGTCATACCTTCATTGATAAGTTGAGTCAACTTAATTTTTGCGTCGCCATTAAAACTTCGATTGTAATCGCTCATATATGCTCCTAAAAATGTATTATATATTAAATTTACTCGTAGAACAAGTATTCTTTTGTGTGATTATTGATCCAACTTGCCGGAGGATAATTAGATTCATCAAACCGGGCGCCTACGTGAAACCAGTTTACATTTACTCTGGTCATTTGTAGTAGATGTGTGTCGTAGGCCTGATTCATTTTTGATTGATCAACGTCAGCGGACGTATCTGTTTGTTTAATATACGATTTCCAGAATAGAGGTAACTCATCCAGAGTATATCGATAGTCGGCGCCTTTTTCGTGATCAACTGTATAAAGTTGTTCGGCCATTGGGTTAATATTAACAGCATCTGATTGCCTGTCGCTGTGACCATAACGAATAGTCATGCCATCAAAAAACCCAGTGGGAATCTCCAATGGAGGGCAAGTATCTGCGCCTACTTGTACGTGAGCGTAACCATCAAAATGTCTGAACTGTTCTTTAGTGGGAATATATAGCTTATTGGATAAAATACCAATATTGTTCCAGTGCTCAGTTCTGAAAAGCAATGCGTTAGAATTTTTTGCGGTGTCTAGATACCATTCAAAATATTCTTTCTTCATAACCCGAATAGCATCGTTGTTAACCATTTCATAACTAACATAGTTACCACAACTGCTGGGAGTACCTTTGAAATAATGTGCAGCCCTGATGCTTTCTGGATAATGACTGGTCATCAATGTAGCATAAGGATAGGGATCTTGTTTAATAAGTTCTAGCCCACGTTTGAATACTTCGATATCACTGTCTAAGAAAATGTGATCTTCGTTGCCAGCAGGGAAAATTAAGTCATCCCCAATTTGATCAATTTCTTCTTTAATTTCCTGCCATTGAGCAATATTATTTGCTCTGTACCAATGAATACTTAATTTGTCAGCAGGAAAAATTCCTCGAAGCCAAGTTTCCATTTCTTCTTGTCGACCACTGTGACTGTCCGCTAGTTCTAGATTAAAAATAAACTTGCTGGTCAAGGGCTCCAAAGGCGCAAAGCTGGCAAAACTATATTTTGCGATATCAAACCTGTTATCGTCTCGAAGATTGTATCTAATTATACTTTGGGGGTTAAGTCGTTGATCTGTGATTTTACAATTGAACCAAATTATCATAATAGTTGAAGTTTAAAAAGTTGCTACACTCTAGATTATACAGTAGCGAATTGTATAAGTCAAGGCAGTAGCCGCCCACCCGGTCCTAAGGCACAGGTCTATTTTGTTCCAATTACCAAATACGCATCGTATTCAGTTTCGGGATCTTTGAAAGTTCTTTGACCAGAAAACAAAATTTTGGTTAATGGATAAGTAGAAGAAAATTCTTCTACGCTATTGAATTTATGCACAGCGCCTGGGTCATTGTTTCTTCCTGATAACAACACCATAGTATCGTCGGGTATGCGATCAAACCAATTATCGCCAGAAATATTAGTACAACTAAAATTAACTACCAATCCATCGGAGCCTAAACGTCTATAGTCCAAAAGATTAGCATCTTTATGCATGGATTTTATCCTAGTGTCTTTTTGTAATTTTGCAAGTTGACCGCTGACCTTTAACATATTTTTATTTTTTTCAACGTTAATAATTTCGTCGAATTCGAATCTAGGATCCATGCTGAGTAACAAGCCAGCATTTCCATACCAGCTGCCTAATATGTAAATAGTATCAAAATTATTTTTAATTTCACTGAGCTCAGTGAACGCCCAAAACTTATTCTCAGTTAGATTGCCACCCAAACTACCTTTTAAAGAAAGAGAATTTACTTCGTTGATTTTCATTACAGTGTCCTTATTTTTAATAACCCTGTAAATTTAAAAATTTGTATCCACATCCAACCTATATCAATTTCAAACCAACGACGACTTAATTTAGGGTTGGCCGGTTCTAGGTGATGGTTATTATGAAGTTCTTCGCCACCAACAATAATACCAATGTTACTAATATTACGACTATGATCTTTTGTACTACCATTAGTGTATCCTGCCCAGTGTCCGACTCCATTAATAACTCCTGCTGCCCAAAACGGGATCCAGATCATTTGTATTACCCATATTAATAATCCCCACCAGGAAAACCAAAGTAAATTTAACAGCAATAACAAAGTAATTCCTAAACGGCTATGTTTGGCATAGACATTTCTCTCTAACCAATCATCGGGGGTGCCTACGCCAAATTGATTTACCATTACTGTGTCTTTACTGGCATGATGATATAAAAATGCTCCCCCAAATAATACACGAACTATACCGTATATAGCTGGACTGTGGGGGTCGCCTGTTACGTCTGTGTCTTTGTGATGTTTACGATGTATAGCAACCCACTGTTTAGTAATCATGCCTGTGGTCAGCCACAACCAGAATCTCATTAAATGACTGAGTAAGGGACTAAATGTTAATCCTCTGTGTGCTTGTCCCCGATGTAAAAAAACAGTGACACATATTATGGTAATATGGGTTGTTAACAAAAGATATAAAAATTCAGTCATTGAGCTTATTTTAGACTGGCTCTCAACATCCAACTATGTTTGTCGTGTGCGTCCATACGTTCTGCTAAAAAGTTACTGATACCGTGTTTGCCTTCACGTTCAGCTAAGTCGTAAACCATTTTAAATAGTTTTGAAGCTTTGTCGCTGTCTGACAACAATTCTTGAATCATCGTCATAGCAGGTTGCACTTCAATTTCGTCATTGACCTGCGATAGCATACTAAAGCGAGTATAGCTACCTGGAGTATAACTGCCTAGCTTACGGATGTTCTCAGCAAAATTATCAATGCTGCCATATACTTCTTCGTAGATACCGCCAAACAAACTATGATATTCTTGGAAGTCAGGTCCTTCTACATTCCAGTGATAGAAATGTGCTTTAAGATAGAAACTAAATTCTGTTGCAAATGCAATTTTCATTGCTTTAATTAATTCATCCATTTTAATCCGCCTTTTTTCCTTTGTCTTTTTCCGTTATAGGGCCGCCTGTGATCCAAGATTTACAACTTCTGCTACCTGCACATTTAAAATGTAAAAAATTGCAATATCCTAGATCACTTAAATTTATGCTGGCATTTGCGTCTACATTTTTTTCTGACCCTTTGATGCCATCGGCAATACAGTCACGCATACTGTCACTGACGTCAAATGCTGCACAATTACCACAAAGCATAGTCTTTGCAGTAGCAGGTGTTACATTAAAAATTTTAGCAGATTTATTCCAGTAGTCATCGGGCTTGTCAGGATTAGCTGGTCCGTAATTATACTTGTCTATAGCGGCCTGTCTATTTTTTAAATTCACATCAATATTATGAGTGGCCACAGGACACCCTTTATTGACAGCTTCCATGATATTGATTAAGTTTCTCATTTTTTGTATTGAGCTCTGGTCTGTGATCCCACGGGACTGATAACATTGTCCTCACCTTTGGTCTGAGTACCGCCACTGAATGCAGCTAGATTAAATTCTTTTAATTTTGGACTACCAAATGCTCGGAATGCTTCTAATTTTTGTTTAGGTGTAGCGCCTTCTTTAAGATACCAGCCATTGCGATCTTTGGCCATATTAAAATCTCTACGCAATGACACTGAGTCGGTGCCTGTTACTGTATAATATTCTTTGCCTTCGACAATGTCTTCATTTTTCTTTTCGCCGGCGCAATGAGCCTTCTGACTGAAGCCTTTGGGGTTGCTACAATTAATACTGTCTTTGTATTTTTGACTCCATTTTTCATCAAGCTGTTCTTCCGCCACACCTTTCTTCTTCGGTGTATCGGCATGACTCTTTTTCATTGTCTTGTTTAATATCTTTAGAGCGTGTTTGGCAACATCTTTGGCTTTCATTGTGTGCTCTGGGCCCAAGTGTATTTGTTTCTTAGTCCAATCGATATCACCATCTCGTCCTGGCGGA